CCAGCTCCTTGCGCGCCGTTGGCTTGGGGCGACGCCCGGAACGCCCCGCCGTTCCAGCCATAAGCGACACTCCTGGTTAAATTTCATTTTTCGCGGGTATAAAAATACGAGGAAGCGGGCAGTCCTGGAAGGCGAAAGGGGTCAGGGATTTGCTCCCCCCTACCCGCGGAAATGGAGCTGCTTCAATCGAGGCGAAAGTCGTCATTCAAGTTACGGTGATGACCATTGCTGGAATAGTACGGACAGGCATTCGAGTCGTAGCCAGACTACCCACAGCGTGTGCAATAGGTATAACTCATTGAATACGCTCTCTCGCTGTCTTCGCTCTGTGGCATTCCCAGCACAACGACTCAAGATTGGAATCGTCATCAGTGCCGCCATGAGCTTTTGGAATGATGTGGTCAACGCTGGTCGCTTTCTTCGCTATCTTCTGCCGGCGATGGTTCTGACACAGGTATTGATCACGCTGTAGGACACGCTCCCGTATGATTTCCCAGAGCCGACCATATCCTCGATCCTGTCTGCTCTTACCTGCCTGATAGTTTCTCCAACCATCACCAACATGCTGTTGTCGGTGTTGGTCACAATACCCACTGGCATCGTTGGTGACTGCCGCACATCCTTTGTGCCGGCATGGACGCTTAGCTCGGGCTGGCATCGGTATTGTCCTGTCTGTTGAATAAAGTTTTTGTCGTACGCGGAAAGAAACTGGAAACGGCCACTAACGGAAAATTTTCATAAATAGCGAGAATCTGCGCGGTCGCCGCCCCGTAACAGGCCGGAACACCGGAAAGGATCCCGCAAATGAGAATGAATATCGTTTTCTCTAGATAATGCTTAGAACAGGATCATCTACCGGTATCGGGCCAGTCCACAATTCAGTTGGCCGTGCAGATGTGTTAATCAGTCCTAGCTAATCGCACCAGTTCATTGGGGGGTACCGGATTTGGCATGTTCGGTGAGGAACTGGTCTTGCAGCGCTCCCCAGTCCGGTTTTGCCATGGTTCTATTCCTATGGTTCAAGCCATTAAAAAAGCCACCCGAAGGTGGCCTTTGTGATGGCAATGAAATTGTTACCTTAAGAAAGCAATTATTTATCTAGGGCTGCCTGTATTGCATCTGCCAATGCTTCAACTTTTTTCGTTACATGCTCTAAATCGTAGCCTGATTTCACACCAGCAATCGCAGTTGCGGATGCAACCGTTGCTTTGGAAATTTCAAGAGCTGCCTGGACAGCCAGTAAGCGTTTTCTATCTTTTTCAGCTGGTCCGTTTCCGAAATATCCCTCTAACATAGTAACTCCTTATCTATTATCAACATGGTATGTATGGCATAGATAATTTGATGTAATTTCATAGCAGTTTCAACATGATTATCACAGACTTTCAGCGTATGCCTGCTGCAATCAGTATGATGATGACAATAAAAAAATCGTCAAAAACAGATTATTTAGCTTGTTTCATTGCTTTTTTTTCTGCGGCCAAGGCAGTGATAGCTTCAACTCTTAGCTGCCTTTCATGCCTTTCTATGTACCATTCTTGAATAAGTAGCTCTAGTAGACCGATAAGCATTTCCGCTTCGTCTGGATCAACATCAACGATCACGTTAATGTCATTTTCCATATGAGCACCAATATTGCCAATATTGCGAATAGCATCAATGGCTTTCCACATACCAGATTCTATCTGGCCCTCAATGGCTTTTATCTCATCGACCAATCTTGCTGGTTTGACATTCCAAACATTCCTGATCATCCCCTGAAGACATCGACGCGAGAGTGTCGCTGATGCCTTTGGCGAGAGGTCTTTAATCAAAACGGCTTCTTTGTAATCTGCAAGTATTGGGGCAGGAACATAGTCAGGAAATTGTTTGTATTGTCCATTTGGTCTGTTTACCCAAGATTCGATTTCCTTAGTTGCGTGGTAGAAACCTCCCACAAGCTCGGCAGATGAAACCCTCGAGGCATATGTGAACTCTTTGCATTCAGGATTTGGGCAAACATTAACCCATGACTCAAACACCAGCGCTCCATACTTAGTGTCAGCACTAATAGCGAATTCGTTATCTTTCTTTTGAATTTTTTCGAAAACTGAAAGATGCCCGCAATATGGGCACTGCCAAGAAGACATAGAAACCTCCACATGTATGTGAAGGTTAATATATTTCAATTCATCGTATTAATAAACGAGCAATAGCTACTTAAGGCACTGATTAGCGATGAACTCCTGTAATGTCCTCAATGCTGCCTGGTCATTGATGATTCCTGAGCGGATACCGAGAACGTTTCGTCCAGCAACTGGAGAGAGTTCGATGGCGGCATCATTGCCCATGCTGGAGGAGCTGGTGGTTTCGGTTGAGGCTGGCACTGGACACTTGCCTTTGACGTACACCCGCCCACCATTATCAAGCTTGCGCTGCAGAGCAGTATTTTCAGCATTCGCGTCTGCTAATTCCTTCGTGTATTTAGCATCCAGTGCAGCAACTTCTCGCTGCCTAGTTGTCATATCTGTAATGGTAGTGTTAGCCAAATTCAGAGCCTGAGTTTTCTCATCACGCTGCTTCTTGTATTCGGTGGCGTTATCGCGATAGTGATTAACAGCCCAGCCAAGTGATACGATGATGCAGATGACCGCACCTAAGATAATTGTGGATAGTCGACTCACAGGCCTATCCCCCAGCACGTCAGCGCGCTTTCCTGGTCTCGCCTTTCTACCTGCCCATAGCAGCCATTTTTCTGGCCTTTGGTCAGACGACAATCGCGGCCACCGTCTTTAATCCACCAGCGGATCGCTTCACAGGCTCCTTTACGGTCGCCAGCATTGATGCGCTTATAGAACGTAGACGGGAAGCATTTTCCGGGGCCGATGTTATACGGACAAAAAGATGCGATCCCGGCTTTCTGTGGTTCGGTCAGTGGTACCTTGATATTTCGCCCAACCCACGCCAGCGCTTTATCGCGTTCAATGGCGTTTACCTGGGCACATTTCTCTGCTGACAGCTTCATGCCCTGAACTACCGGCTTACCATCAACCATCGTGGCGCCACGGCAAATGGTCCATATACCAGAGCCGTCCTTGTACGCTGTTGTGCTGTTCCCCTCTTTCTCATCCAGAAACTGATCGAGAATAACGGGCGCGGAAGCCCCGGTAAGAATCAAACCAACAACTGCTGCGCTCAGTTTATTCTTCAGCTTTGGTGGCATAGCCATTGCGCCGATCCTCCCGTTCTTTCCAGCGGAAATACCAGTTCACTGCACAGGTGATAACTGTGCATGCGATACCGACAATAATTGCCCAGTCACTCAGGCTTAACCCTGCAATTCTGTCGGCCAACATCCAGGACACCTCTTTTGCTGTTTTTGCTGTTTCGGCATATGCCTTCGCTGATACACCGCAGCCGGTCAGCGTGGTGCCTGTTCCATATGAAAGTCTGCTGTAAATGGTGCTCATTCTGGTCATAGCCCTACCTCCGATTTTTCGGATGGCGTTGTGTGTGATTAAAGTGTCAGGCTTCACGGGCTGGATTTATCAACAAAGCACGTAGCGGATGATTCCCGTGATCCTGAAATAGAAAAGGCCACTGCATAGTGGCCTTAGAAAGCAAAAAAAACCGTAGAGACGTGGTTTGTGAATGATTAAGTCTGTGTCTAAGTGACCACTCTTAGCAGGTTACGATAGTTTTTGCGTACGCATTAGTGTTTTTTTCAAGTATTATCAGATGAATCTGAGTAAAACCACTAAAAGGATGTTGTTATGGCCGCGGCAGCAGCCCCTGAAAATATCACACATAAATTCATTGTTCACATAATGAACAAAGAGCAGCAGGGTTTAGCCAATATTGTACCTTGTCCCGCAGAAAAACCTGTTCAACAAGCGTCACAAGACCTTGCAGACGCTCTTACTGAACGGTATTCAGGACGTGCTGGTAAAGGTTATGGGAAATTCGAGGATGACCGAGATAGCTTCCCTATGGGAAACATAGTTGACGACTATTTTGTTAACAAAACTCGTAACTTTTATGAAACCAGCCTCCGCATGGTTAACCATTTGAAGGCAAGGGCTGATGATGAATTAATGTCCACAGGAGGTTTCGTCATAATCGCTCACAATGAAGTTAATGGAAACCATTATCTAATGGTTGCGATATTAACTTCGGCGGTTGGTTCAACCGTACATAATTTCGACATTCAAGAAAGTGAATATTTAGATATCGCCAAACTTCGCGTTGCTGGCCGTATCGATCTTACTGGTCGTCAAAACGGGAAAGAAAGATATATTAGCTTCCTTAAAGGTCAGAATTCAGTAGCCGGTTACTTCAAAAAGTTTTTAGGTTGTAATGATATCCTAATCGCTAAACAAGAAACCCAAAAATTACGGGATGCATTATTAAGTTTTGCGACCGATAGAAACCTGGATCCTGAAGCACGTGAGGAGTTTTTAAATAGAGCTCACGAAACACTTAAAATGCTTAATCGCTCCGGTGAAGCATTCGACACTCAAGTTTTTGCGAATGAATTGTGGCCAACTGAGCCAGGATTGTTAGTGTCAAAGCTAACAACCGAAGAACTCGAGTTTTCAGATGGCTTTGTTCCTGATGGAACGGTTATCCGTGGGCTAGTTAGTTTCAAAGGTAAATCAAGGAACTGGACGTTAAAATTCGAGCGAGCTGCGCTACACGATGGTAGTGTTCGGTACGAATCCGAAAACGATAAATTGATACTTACTGAGATTCCAGTTACGCTTAGAGACGAGATTTTATCAGAATTGGGTGAAGAGGATGACCAGTAGTATTCAGAGGACTTTCATGGATTTAGTAGCTATCTATAAGGCTGCTTCTTTCGTCGAGAATTCATCTGAAGCCTCTATTACGATCGCTGATGAAGAACTCCGTGACATCATTGCTGATGTTGCGGAGGATCCTGATTACTTTGGGATAACGGTTGAGTCCGGGAATATTGAGTTAGGTGAAAATTTAATCTTACATGTAATTCCGCCTAAGTTACGTTTAGGTCAGTTTCACTTCACTTTTGATGACTATCTCAGAAACTCAAAAAATAGAATAAAAGAACCCAGCAATTACTATATAGTCAGTATAAATTATCATAATAAAGATGTTGATACGCCAACATTAATTTCTAAGTACCGCAGTGTTTTAAGTTTAGTTACGCTATTTAAAGAATGCTCCGCATACCTTGATGAATCAAGTGTTGAGCTTGTTTTTGTTGACTCAAATGTACTTAAAATACCTGTGAACTTTACATCAGAAGATTTAGCTCTTATCAATGAGAGTGTAATTAAAAAAATCATTGCCAATTTTGCTGAAGATACGCATAAAGATCAAAAACTTACAATTCTAGCTAGTGGCATTAAATCACTGTGTGAATCTAAAACTAAGGACTCATCCTTCTCGTTCATGTTAAGGAATTTGAAATTATTATTAGAAAGCTTTCACAAAGGGTATAAAGTATTCGTATCAGGCTTTTCTTACGAAAAAATCCTTGATCAACTACGTGTTGCAAAAATTGAAGAAATGGGTAAAATTCACAAGGTTTTCAGTGACATACAAAACCAGATCCTAGGTATTCCTGTTGCGACTATTATCGTTGCAACTCAAATGAAACAAGCTCACGACTGGGACGCACAAGCGTTAATAAATACTATTATTGTATTAGGCGCATTGTTCTTTACCGCTATGATTCTATTTGTATTATTCAATCAATGGCAAACACTTAATGCGATTTCAGACGAATTACAATACAAAAAGGATCAAGCTGAAAACAATTACAAAGCAATTTATACTGACATACAAGCGACGTTTGTGAGTTTATCAAGAAGATTACGTATGCAAAAATGGGTATTCAGAATATTGTGCGCATTTGTTCTAGCGGGGTTGTATTTGACATTTAAATTTTATTTCTATCTTACTCCCTACGCTTGGAGTTATTTACATTTTTGGTAACGGCCAGATAAGGCCGTTATCTTTTCAATCATTCATCATGTATACGATAGCATCAATAAAACCTAGCGCTGTTTGCATTTCCTTTCTTATAGTCCCATCAGAACACCTCCGCTTCTTCGCAACTGTACGCAGAGAAATACCTATCACAAAATGAGCAATAACTAACTCGTACTCTTTCGGTTTGTATTTCCGTAAACGAGATACGCAACCATCAATCATAATGCCTTCATCATCATCACACTGAAGACGCGACTTTTTACCATGTGGAAGCAGACCTTTAAATCCTGCTGCGATTGGTCGCCAGTCCACACCGCTACTGTCAGCTGCAGCCCAAGCGCCCCAACGATCCATCACTTCATACATATCACGCATCAAATATCTCCTTACGCCAGAACGCCAAGCCCATAAGCCCGGTCCAGCACTCTGATTATCATTACCGGCTGAGGAACATGTTTTTTGCTCAAACTTCACCGGGTCGTTATGTAGTTCTGTATGGCACTGACGACACAAAGGGATCGCGAAAATATCATGCGCCTTCGTTGCCATCCCTCCCTGCCCCCAGCCAATTAAATGGTGAGGGTCATCTGATGGTTTGCCGCAGCATTCGCAGGGCTGTGTTTTAATCCAATCCAGATAACCGGGGGCCGTCCAGCGGATCCGCTTTGGACGTTTCATATAGGTTTGCGGGGACTCAGGATCGACCAGAACACCAACTACAGGTTTGAGTGCAGGTACCTGCGCTGATGGCATGTTTACGGTTAACGTGCTGGTTTTGGCTGTAATGATGCTGGTGGCGGTTACACCCGGCTCGATGTCGCATTCATGCATGACTGACTGATGATCTTCCGAAGGAATACGAAGCGCCCGACTGGCTACTGATTCGGGAATTGCGTCGGTAACACCCATACGCACCGCCCACCAGCATAGCTCCGCCAGCGACAGTTCTCTGGAAGGATCCTGATTCAGCGCCACCATGATGTTGTTGATAATCCAGCTAATAACATTACGTCTCGCCAGCTCTGCAAGTTGTTCGCTGTGGTGGTCACGCAAATGGTTATCACAATACCCACACAGAAGAACAGATCCGGGTTCATGACGCAGAGTGGTTAACTCGTGATAATGGTAATCGCTGTGCGGCCACTGGCAGCAGCTACCGCCATAACGCAGAAGCCAGTAATCAAGGCCACTCAAACCACCAGCAGCCTTCATAACCTCTTCATCCAGGAAGAACGGCCACAGGGACTCGTCACTGGCCAGCGGCTGGCGAATGTCAGGAACACGGCCAGCAGGCAAACGCTCCATACCTGCTGGCTGGCTTTCCACCAGCACACGTTCACAACTGAATAATGACATCAGCTCGCTGCCCGGCTTGAGCAGCACAATCCCAAGCTCACGCGCAACCACCGGCTTCAGCAGCGCCCTCATTCTGCTATCTCCCCGATAATTATTTGTCCCTTCTCTCCCCATAATTTAGTGACGCGTGAATCCCAGATGTGAGCGTCATCTTCGTAAATAGCATCCATCAGGGCTTTCATCATATTGTCAAAATCAGGTTTAGCCTGGTGTGGTTTACCGTTGAACTCAGTCCGTTTCTTATTGCTCCAGCTCGCTGGCATAGGAAGAATGAAGGTGACATGAGAACCGCTTTCCGGCAGCTCAACACCCTGCAGACGAACTTCATCACAGAAAGCCCGGTAACGCAGAACCTCGGGACGCTTTTTCCATTTGTCAGCGCGCGTCATTCTGGGCTTGCCCATTGGGGTGATATCGTAGACTTTCACATTCACCTCCAGATCCGTTGTTGCCAGGTTCTGTCCTGACGCGGAGGCTTAGATACTTCTGGCAAGAACGCGCTGATCGTCCAGTGAATAAAGTCATTATCCAGACTACGCTCTGTCTTAATCTGCTTTGCGCGATAGCGGGCTTCCAGTTCGTCAGCCTGCTCAGTGGTGAGTTGAGTATGTTGAAACCAGCTTTTCTTCATAACGCACCTCTGGATGCGGCAAAAAGAAAATCGCTGGCGTTGGTTAACGTCAGTGAATGGGTATTTTGGATTTGATTTTGCGCCATGGTTTATCTCCAGTG